TTTCACCTTTTTTGTATTCAAACTTAGGTTTACCCATACCAACGCCTTTTGTTCCTTGCTTCATTTTCTTTGGTGATTTATATTCTGTTTCACCGTCATATTTGAAGTCAGGCTTTCCCATGCCAACACCCTTAGGTTTAATTGCCATTTTAGCCTCTTTTACTCCGACTCTTTTATGGTCGTAAGATTCTTCCATTTCATCTTCCTCATACATTTCTGATTCCATCTCAATGTCTAATTCAGAATCCATAGATTGTTCACCCATTTCTGAGTCAACGTCGATTGACATTCCACCCATTGGGTCGATGTCATCATCTTCAGCCATTTCGTCATCCATCTCTATCTCATAAACAATCTCGTCCATTTCATCGTCTTCATCTTCATCTTCTTCAAGGTGAGAATCTCCGTCGAATAATTTGTTAACAATCATGTCTATATCTGCTTCTGAACCCATGTCAGAACCCATGTCAGAACCCATTTCAGAATCCATGTCTAATTCCATGTCTTCTTCATCAAGTTCGTCATCCATAGACTCTTCCATTTCTTCTGATTCACCTAATTTAACTAAGTATTCAGCATCTTGATTGTTATCAGTGATGTGAATATCTTCACCGTCTTTTTTAACGATGATACCATCTTCTTCGCCCATAGCCTTAAAAATTTTAAGTATTTCGTCGTCAGATGCTCCTGTTAAATCGATTGGTTCTTCAGAATCAAAGTCGTCAGATGCATCAAGATCCATTTCGATCTCGTCTTCATCTTCGTTATCAACATCCATATCCATGTCTTCTTCATCAGAATCCATATCCATTTCAGTATCTAAGTCTAACTCAACCTCATCTTCTTCTTGTTCAGATAGAGATTCTTTTACTAATTGACTGATTTCTTCCTTCATAGTAGAAGCAAGTATTCCTTTTGCATTTTGGGCAATAGCCTCTTCAACATTTCTCATTTGAATAAGCGCCTCTTCAACAATTGATTTATTTTCTTGCATAGAAAAATTATTATTTTATCCTAATAAATAGTGTCTAAATGGAAAAAAATTAAACTGTATACAGTGATAACCCTGTTTTTGTGAAATTTGTAATACTTGCTGATGGATAATTAGTATTAACCCATGACAAAACATTGTTTGCAGATGTATCAAATACTAAGTATTGAGTATTTGTTGAACTCTCATTTAGAGTTAAATTATATCCGCCTCCTAATTCGTTGTTAACTACAACATTGGAAACTGATAATGGGGAAACACCGTATTGTGTTAAACCTAATGATGTTGCTGCGGTAATTCCTTCTTCGATTGTACCGTTTTGAATAACCTTATTTACGTCGCTGCTTGATATTAATATATTCATATTCTTTTACTCTATAAATATATCCAGACAAAAAAAAAGTGGTCTGAGACCACTTTATTCTTTTTTAATCAATTACTTCGTCAATTTTACTTTCAGATACTGAAGTTATTCTCCACTCATGTGAGAAACCTTCATACTTCTTAGTTACCTTTGCTTCTACATCGGTAACCGAAAACCCTTTAACAAGTTTTTCTTCTCTAATCTTTTTAATTTTACCAGAATTTTCATCAGGTAAATCATAAGTAATTTTTGCTACAAAATATTTTTCGTCCATAATGTTTTATTTATCCAAATAATCGGATAATTTTTTCATTAAATCAATAGACTTACCCGCATCTCCTTGAATAGAACCTGACATTATTTTTTCTTCATCTAAATTCTCTTCATATTTTAATCTATCTTCAGGGTTAGCAAATAAATACGCTCCTGGCGTTGATGGAGATGATACTAAATCGAAACAAATCAATTCGAAGTCATCTTGTACTTCATTTCTTTCTCCCACCTTTTTTAAGGACCCTACACCTCTTGATGATACTCCCATAGTAACTCCTTGTCTCATTAAGTTAGCAGCAATATCTCCTTTAGTTGATACGATACCGCTCTCATGAAATCCTGGTGATGTTAATAATTTTAACTTACCCATTAAAATGTTTCCTTCCCACCAAATATCGGTGATAATATGGGCAACTCTATCAAGGTCAATTAGTGAAGATTCTGGGTGGTTTAATTCTGATGTTGATAAACCTTTAGATATAGTTTTTTTATATCTATCAGCTTCTCTCTTTAATATTCTTTCAGGGTAAAATCTTCCGTTTCTGTTAGGCGTGTTGTATTTCTGTAAAACCGCATAGAATTCAAACGGTTTTTTATAGTCCAACATGTTACTCTCTTTAAACACAGACTCATTAAGTATGTCCGTAGGAGAAACATATCCCGCGTCCATTTCAATCAAAATTCCTTTTCCTGATTCATTAGGACCAAGTATACGTAATTCTTTCATTTAAACTTTTTCTATAAATATACTTGCGGCTCTGATTTGTTAATATTTCCGTTTTTTGTTAATGTAAAATCAAAATAAGAATTATTATTAAAATTTTCATTATTGATTTTTTGTACGATTTTTTTGATGGAGTCTTTAACTTGTGTAGACTTGAAATCCAACTCTAATAATGTAAAAAGATTAATTTCTAAATTAAGAAATGATTTTTTACCGTAAACAATTCCGCTAGTTCTAAGATCAAGATCTACGATTGTTTTTTCTTCATATAAGTTTCTATCAAGATTATTGTATACTGAATGTTTTATTTCTCTACTAAGGTTACAGACAACTCTATTCCAATTGTCTGATGATATTTTGGGATTAACCCATGATTGTATGTTTATGTATATTGATTTTAGATTCTTGGAATCGACTGTTCCAAAATTAACTTTTAAGGATTCGAAATTATTTATTCTCGACGTTTTTCCTTTCTTCATTATGTTTCATGTTATAAAAGTTTATTTGTTTGTATAAACATAGAAAATTTTACACCATTAGTCAAAAAATGACGAATCTAAAATATATTTAATATTATGATAATTGTAGAAATTGGAAAAAATGAAAATTTAGAAAGAGCATTAAAAACTCTTAAGTCTAAAGTTATTAAAACAAAACAACAAAAAATACTTTTTGAAAAAAAGGAATTTGTGAAACCTTCTGTTAGAAAGAGAACACAGAAATTAAAGGCTATCTACTCTGAAAAAATGAGACGAGGTTAGATTGATTTTTCTAACGAACTAATTCTAACATAGTTCATTTGATTAAATTCCTCCCCTCTGATTTTATCAATAGTTTCTGAAATTTTAGTCTTTAACTCAACTTCACTTTCACCTTCTAAGATAGTTTGTAACTTTGTTATTGCACTTTCTTTTATAGTTGTGAATTCTGTTTCTAACTCTTTTGGATTACCAGTAACCACCTTTAAAAAATCTTTTTTAGTATTCTCATCCATTGTATCAACATAACTTTTTAAAGTTTGATTGGCAACGCTAACCATAGATTTTAAAGGAATGTTAATAGACTCGTTAACTTTATTGGGTGATTTTTTTAATGTATCTACAAGATTTTTCTTAGCTTGAATTCTTTCAGAAATATTCAATGACTTAACATAAACAATTGTATCTAGATCAGAATATTTGTTATTAATACTCTTAGAACTAAATTTAGGTAATTTTGAAGAACCTAAAATTGTTTGAATTAATTTAATCCCTTCTTCCAAATATTCTTTGGCGTCAGATTCGGACATACCTTTCTCTGATGTTAAATCATCATATAAAGAATATAGTTTTGAGATTGATTTATTGGTCAGCACGTTTTGATGAAACTCGTTCATCACTTTCTTGAAATTTTTTTGGTCTTTGTACGACTCAATCAAACTCTCTTCTATTATGGATTTTACTTCTCCGAATGTCATTGGGACTTATTTTTTTAATAAATATTAGGAATTTAATAAGTTATCCAATTCTTTTTCCATTTCTCCTAAAAATTGTTGACCTTGACTCAAATCCAAAATATCTCGACCTTTAATCATATCATTTTCTAACAAAATATTCATGTTAGCGAAACGAGATTCCGGTACTGTTTCTGGTGGTGTTTCTCCCGCAGGTGCCTCTTCAGGACTAGGAGGTAATTCTTCACCTCCTGCTGGTGTCGGGAATCCTCCACCTAATGGTTCTGTTACTTCACCTTCAGGAGTTGCTCCCGATGCTGTAGATCCTGTAACACTTCCGTATAACTTATCTATATTATCGAATATTCCTGTCTTTTGAATAACAGCCGGTGTGTTTTTAAGTTCTTCACCAACAGCCTTTTCAATTCTTTGTTGTTGTAAATCAACTTTAATTTCTTCGTCGGAGAATCCAAGAATGTGTTTTTTAGCCCAAGTAGAAGATACAGGTTGTATACCATTTCCAGGATCTGAAACTGCGTCTTTGTATAGTAATACTTTTTCTTTCCAAACATCGATTTTTAATAAATCTGCTTGAGTAGAAGGATTTGT